GTTGAGAATCTTTTCGTCAACGCCGATTTTTCCGATGTCGTGCTTGATAAATAAAAGAAAAGGAGAACCAACATGAACGAGGGATTAAACACACTTAGCGCTGCCGATGTAGCAGCGGTCACAAGAAACAACGATGGAAACATGTGGGGTGACGGTGGATGGTTTTGGATCATCATTCTTGCTTTCCTGTTTTGCGGTAACGGATGGGGAAACAACAATGGAGCACAGGACGCTTTTATCTCTGACGAATTTGTGAAAAGAGATATCTTTAATACAAATCAGAATGTGTCTAACACAGCTTGCGAGACACAGAGAGACGTATTAGAGAACCGCTATACCACACAGCTCGGCTTGCAGAACTTACAGGCTCAGCAGGCTCAGTGTTGCTGTAACACACAGAAAGAGATCTTACAGAGTAGATATGATGCGGCATTACAGGCACAGAACATGCAGGCACAGATGGCACAGTGTTGCTGTGATATCAAAGAAAGCATCTTAGCAGATGGACAGGCTACACGCCAGTTAATCCAGGATAACACTATTCAGAACTTGAGAGACAAGCTCGCTGATCGTGACAGAGATTTGCAGACAGCATATTGGCAGATTTCACAGGTTTCACAGACCAATAACATTATTGATGCGGTGAGACCGACACCAAAACCGGCTTATATGTCTTGCAGTCCATACTTTGCGTATAACGCATTTGGTAATGGTTGCTGTGCAAGTGGGAATGTGATGTAAGTGAACGATATATCACTACTTGACTTTCTGACAGTGTACGGAGTTGCTTTACAGATAGCGAATTTTAACAGCGATCTATCACAGGCAAGTAATTCTGACATCGAAAAACACTTGCATGAGCAAGACAGTAAGTACTTTTTGAAAATAATTGAAAACCAAAACAAAATCATAAGCATGTTGGAAGAATCCATATCTACGAAAAAGTAGTCTTGCGAACATCAAAGAGAGTAGGCATGCGCTTGCTCTCTTTTTTTAAGAAAGGAGAAAAAATATGTTAAATTCTATTGCTAAAAATGCTCAGACAGTAGCAACAAATCAGAATGTATTATTTACAGAAACAAGAGTGAAAAGCCGTAGATGTGCTTGTAACACAGGGTGGCTTGCACATGACAACGGCAGTGGACTTTTTGAAATCACAAACCGTGGAAATCTGCCAATGGCGGTCGAAGTTGAGTTTAACGGAAACGTTACGGCATCTGCAATAGGAGCGGTAGCGTTATCTATCAAACAGAACGGAGAACCGATTTCCGGTACGGAAATGGACTATACAGTAGCAACGGCAAATGTGTATCAGAATGTCGGGGCAACTACATTGATTGCAGTTCCGGCCGGAAGTAGCGTCACTATATCGGTTGGCAACGTTGGCACCGTTGACACATTGGTTAAGGATGCGAATATCATCATTAAAAAGCTCTCATAGAAAAGGGGTGAGTTTCTATGATTGATTTTAAAAGCAACCTAGATGTCAAAACTCCGAAAGAAATCTTTGCCGAAATCAACGAACGGTTTATCGGAGCTGTTATGATGCACGGACAGTTTGCGGACTACTTCGATTTCCTTGGCTTAAAAGGCTTTAAGCGGATGCATGAGTACCAGCACATTGCGGAAAGCTTGGAACGTAGGAAAGTGTGCCGATATTTTATAAACCATCACAATCAGCTTATTGATGATGTATTTGATGGAAAAGTGAATGTTATCCCGGATGCGTGGCGAACGGCCAAACGGTTAAGCATTGGGAAAAGCACGAAGCAGAAAGCCGTAGAAGATGGCTTTGTCGAGTATCACAATTGGGAATCCGAAACAAAGGAAGTGTACGAACAGTACGCACACACGCTAAGAGAAAACGGCCATGTGGCTGATGCTATGTTCGTGGAATGTTTGGTAGAGGATGTAAGCGAAGAATTAAAAACTGTAGAATGTATGATTAACGACCTCATATCTACCGGATACGACATGGTATACATCACAGAAATTCAATCGGAGATTCACGACAAATACAAAAAGAAAATGAAAGGAATCGAGGTGTAATAAATGAGCGAGATCAAAAAGATTTTGGAAGAACAGCTTGAACGTGAGAAAGCATCTGCAAAGAAAGACTTAAATATGTCTAACTTACAGGCAATGTACATGATTACATCTACATTGTGTAATATGAAATCTTTGGAATGCGAAAGCGTACCGGGGATGATTGCGGATGCATCGGAAAACCTTATCAAGAAGTACAGTAACGGAAAGTACGATAAAAACATTGATGCACTATATGACCAGTACATTATGGCGAAAGAGATGTATCAACAGAACGGAGATCAGGCACACAGAGACAAACTGATGGAAAGTGTCGGGAAACTTATGGTAGAAGTTTACGACATGCTTTCCTCTATGGTGATGGATTCAGATTTTGCAGAAGAACGGAAAGAGATTCAAAGGCAAATCAAGAAGCTTGCGGAAATGTAAAAACATGGGTACGGAGTGCTATATATATTAATGTTACGATATATACGGTGAATCACATAGGACATTTTCTTTTCTTACTTGATACACCTCCTTTCAATAAAGCCTAATAGCGGAATGCTGATTAAAGGGCGGTCAAACGCCCGTTAGGCTTTCCCCTAAGGTTGCGGACTTAGGGAACTGTCATCTTATGTTACCTCCTAAATATATAATATGATAAATTTTCATCCGCAAAGGATAGTGTACAGTATGGTACATGGATTCATATCCGGCTATCCTTTTTCTGTATAGAGTTAGTTACGGAACAATATGCAGATTGACCGTCAAATAGCCGTAACAGTGGTTGGAACTGTATAGAGGGAACACTTACACCAACCACTAACGGGATATAGTTCAATGGTAGAACAAAAGTCACAATCATCTCTTTTAAAAAAGACTTATGTCCACGGTTCGATTCCGTGTATCCCGATTACCCCGACAGAGGTTCATCTGTCTGAATCCCTACCGCAGACGAAGCGGTTAATAAGAGACGTTGAGGAGGATATGCAACATGAAAAATATTATTCAGATTATCAAAGATGCTGGTCTTGAAATTACAGACGAGCAGAAAAAGACAATCGAAGATTCAGTGAAAGAGAATTACAAAAGCGTATCTGACTATGAAAAGCAGACACGAAAAGTAGAAACTCTGACACAGGAACGTGACAACTTTAAAACACAGTATGAAACAGCGAAAGAGACTTTGGACGGGTTCGAGGGAAAAGACTTCGATGCGATCACAAGAGAACGTGATGAGTGGAAGACGAAAGCTGAGAATGCAGAAAAAGAATGGAAAGACAAGTTTGAAGCCAGTGAAAAAGAGTACAACCAGAAGATTGAAGAAAGAGACTTCAACGATGTTCTGACAAAGGCTCTTGCGGGCGAGAAATTTAGCTCTGATTTTGCCAAAACAGGAATTATCAACATGATTAAAGACAAGGGTCTGAAACGTGAGGGCGAAAAGATTCTTGGTCTTGATGATTACATGAAAGAGCTGAAAGAATCTCAGAAAGACGCTTTCGTGACGGATGGTAAGACACCACCAGTATTCACTACACCTACAGAAAAAGGTGGAAGTGAACAGAAAGCAGAGCCGTTTGTTCCTGGAACTGTTTGGTAAAACCATACTGTGAACCGACTATCAATAGGAGATAGCCGTTGACCTTAAAGAATTAAAGGAGAACAAAAATGGCAGAAACAACAAGAATTACATCGTTAAATATGTTACTTGACCCAACTGGAAAAATGCTTCTTGCAGAAGAGTACGGAAAGGTCATTGAAAACGTCCAGAAGAACACTATTTCTGGAAAAATGAAGAATACCGAACTTTCCGGTGATCCATCAGCCGGAACCGTAGAAGCGAAAAGATTCGCAAATGCGACATCTAAGAATTATGGAACTGCCAGAGGTGCAGCTAAAGGCGATGGAGTAAAAGGAAAGCCGGTTACGATTCCGATTAATGTAGATAAGGAAATCGTAGAAGAGGTTGAACAGAAAGACGTATCTCTTCTCGGAGTAGAGGGACTTATCGCAAAAAGAACAGCAAACCATGCACTTAGAATGATCGCAGAACTCGACACTGAGTTCTTCAAAGTTGCCGGAACAGATGCGACAGAAGTTGATCTGACAGGCATTACAGCTATTGAGGAACAGGCTGAAACCATGATTCAGCAGTGCGAAACCACCAAGAATGAATATGTGGACGGAGTACCTCGTTCTATGATGAACATGATCTGTACACCTAAATTCTACGGAAAAATCCGCACATATCTGGACAAAGTTACGGTTCCAGGTGTTGGCGTGGCTGACGAAGAGTTCTACGCTTATCATGGCGTAAAAACATTCTCATGTGTGCACATGCCGACAGACGTTGATGTGATCGTGATGGTGGATGGAGCTATCGCACAGCCTGTTAAATCCACACCATACAGTGCTGAGAAGATTCCTCTTTCAGAAGCATACGGCATCGAACTCTTTTACCATTACGGAACAAAATCTGTAATGCCAGACCTTATCTTCAAGAACAAGAAAGGGGAGTAAGCATGAGACGGTTTGAAGACTTGGAAACAGGAAGAATCTTATCAACTGAGCATAAAACGAGTGCTCAGTTGATGGAAAACAATCCACAAAAATATAAAGAAATTTCAGTTGAAAAAACTAAAGCCAGATCAAATTCTAGTAAACAGGAAAATTAGGTGAAACACTATGGCGTACACAGATTATAAGTTTTATACAAAAAAATTTTTTGGAAAAACAATTCCAGAAAGTGAATTTCGTGAATATGCAGAGCGAGCCAGTGACTGCGTAGATAGCTACACGATGGATCGTCTTGTCGATGGACTTCCAGAAAATGAGCGAGCAGAAACAAAAGTTCAAAAAGCTGTATGTGCAGTAGCTGATGAAATGTACAAGATAGAACAAGCTAAAAAAGCTTCTATGGATGCCATAGGAACCATACAGAGAGAAGATGGGACGGTCGTAAACAAGACCGTCTCTTCTATTTCTTCTGGAAATGAAAGCATATCTTACACTAACGGGAACAGCCAGAGCAATCAGTATACCGTAGCAGCTACCAATGTGCAAGAAAAGAAAAGAATACTTCTTGAAGCAGCAGTCAGCTATCTTTTTAATGTTACCGATGATAACGGAGTGTACTTGCTATATAGAGGAATTTGAACAATGGGAATCATTAAAAAATTATTTTGCAAACACAAAAAGAAAATCCATGCCGGAACGTATCTGGAAGATATCGGAAACGGGATAAAAGAAACAAGGCACATATGGAAGTGTGAAAAATGCGGTAAGAAATTTTACTAACGAGAGGTGATACCAATGTATAGCAAAACTATAACTGTATTCAACAAATATGTGAATCAAAAGGATGAAATATTTTGGTATCCGACCGTAATTAAAGGTGTTCAACTTATTGTTGATAAATCCGCAAACATCGAAAAGACAGGACTTGATACGGCTGACACGGCAACGCTCCATGTTCTGTATCGCATGACATCCGATGAAAAAGTAGTAGCTGGCAAAAAGTATCTTGAGCCTAAAAAATGGGCGAAACAAATCAACGATACGCTTGGACATACCGTCACATTTGCAAGCGGTGACTTTTTCATTGAGGGCGAACATGACGAAAAGATGATAGCAGACGAAGACTATCAGAGCCGGAGAGACGGTGGCTTTTATGATTATATGAACAAAAATCACGACAATGTATTCTTAATCACCAATGTCGGAACATACACACTTATCCCACATTTTGAGATAGGGGGAAAGTAAATGGCACGTAGCAGAATGTTTCACTTTCCGAATATTTCGATAGTTGAAGCCGACATCAAAGTAAATGTGAATCTTGACAGATTTGAAAAACAATTCCAAGATGCTCAACTTTGGCTGGATGAACAAGTATGGACAGGCACAAAAAAGTATATTCCACAAAGAGACGGGATGCTGATTGATACAACCAATACGCAGAACGAAGCCTTGAAAGGTAGTGGAAAGGTTTATGCCGGATATGGTCCTTACGCAAGATTTTTGTACATGGGAAAAGTCATGGTAGACCAGGAAACAGGTTCACCGTGGGCGAGACCAAAAGCAAAAAAGATCGTGACAGACCGTGATATCCAGTTTTCGAAAGTGCCAAATCCTTTTGCAACAGACCATTGGTTTGATGCTGCTAAAGATGAATTTGGGGATACATGGATAAAAGGAGTGAAGAAACGTGCAGGCGGTGGATAGTAAAAAAACAGTGAAATACGATGTTGACGGATACGACATTGTAACAAATGCGCTTAAGGATTTGCTGAATGAGTATCCGGGATTGGAAACCGGAGAAGTGTTTAAGTTTTCCACACTCAAAGAAGACGATGGAATGGCGTTCTACCCGGTATCTGGTGCGGTGATAGCACAGGAGAAAAAATCGGTAACAGGCAAGGTGAATCAGCTTTGTAACTACCCGTTTTATATCGTGTACAGGACATCCCGTGATTCTCCGAATATGAAAGCGGATATCAAGGAATTTCTTGATAGTGTAGGTAAATGGCTGGAACGACAAACAGTCGTGATTGATGGCGAAAAGCATAGGCTTACATCTTACCCAACACTTACAGAAGAACGAAAAATAGAAGAGATTACAAGAATCACACCATCATACCTTGACAAAACTTACGAAAATAATGTGCAAGACTGGGTGATTAGTATGTCTCTTAAATACAGAAATGTATTCATAAGAACTAATTAACCGGACATCAATTGGAGATGTTCGCTGACCGTAAAAAGTTAACGGTAGAAAGGACTATAATATGGGAAATCTTAGTAGAGAAGCACTCGCACATTATCTGGACTATAGTTTCAAACAGACAGTAGCAAGTGCTACGTGGGAAATCCTTGGTGATGACATTGACGATATGTCGGTTGATCTGAACCCGGATACAGAGACAAAGAAGAACATTCTTGGTCAGACAAAAACAACAGATAATGGATATGAACCGTCTATGGATGCAGATACATACTATGCAAACCCAGACAAAAAGCTGTATCCGAAGATTAGGGATATTGCAATGAAACGATTGAAAGGAGCGGACTGCAAAACACTTATGCTGGAAGTCCTTGTGGAAGATACAAGCGCAGAAAACCACCTTGCGTATGTCGAAGAGGTTATGGTAAAACCTCAGTCTTATGGTGGAGATACATCTGGCGTAAACATTCCGTTTAAAGTATCTTCTGACGGTAAGAGAACAGAGGGATATGTAAGTGCTACTTCGCTTGCTTCTGGCAATCCAGAATTCACAGCCGGAACAATCCCGCATAGTCTTTCTACAGGAAAAGAAGTACTGTAACGCTTTATTAACAGGAGGAATAATATGAGCAACAAGTTACCAAAAAAAAGAAACAACAATCAACTTTGTATCTCGGTTGATTCTGGAAAGATTGAAGTACCAATTATAGACAAACACACACATGAAAAACTGGGGCAGTTGGTATTTGCACCAAATGACACAAACATCGTTGAAAGATATGAAGAGGTTGTATCTTTTTGGAAGAATTACAAGATGCCTGAAGAAGACAGCTTAGAAGCTGTAAAGAAAGCAGAAAAAGAAATTTCAGATCAGCTTTCGTATTTGATTAATGCGGATGCGGAAAAAGCTTTCTTTTCTATTCTTGGTCCTTTTTCTCCTATGGATGACGGTAAAATCTTTATGGAACAGGTGCTTGATGGTGTAGCACAGGTTATTGAGAAAACTCTGAATACAAACGTAACAAAGGTACAGCGCCGTGTAAATAAGTATGTGGCCAAGTACCATAACTAATGGATGTCTGGAAACTTCCGAAATCCGTTAACGTAAACGGCAAAGAATATCGAATACGCTCAGATTACAGAGCCGTGTTAGATATTCTTTGTGCTATTAATGATCCCGACATAGTAGCCGGAATGTCCGAAGAAGAGAAGAACTTAGAGATATACACAACGATTCTGGCTATATTCTACGAAGACTTTGATAATCTTCCAACGGAAGACTGGGAAGAAGCTTTAAAGACAGCGAAAGAGTTTATCGACTGCGGATTTAAGGGAGATAAGAAAAAACCGCAACTTATGGATTGGAAAAAAGATGCAAAGATTCTAATTCCGGCCATTAATAAAGTGGCACATGAGGATATTCGTGAGAAAGAGTACTTGCATTGGTGGACGTTTATGGGACTTTTCATGGAGATTGGAGAATCTCTGTTCAGCACTATCACTAACATTCGCGAAAAAGTCTCGAAAGGGAAGAAATTGGATAGTTGGGAAAAAGAATTCTATTCTAGCAATAAGGAACTTGTTGACCTTAAAGCGACACCAGAGCGAAGCAAAGAAGAAAAAGAAGAATTAAGAAGAGTATTCGGGCTCGCAAATAATTAACCGGGTATTATACGGAGATACCCGCTGACCGCAAATATTTAGCGGTAGAAAGGACAATACATGACAGAAGATGGAAGTATTGTTATTAACACAAAAATCAGAACTGATGGCGTAAAGGCGGGCGCACAAGAAATTGAAGCCGGATTGCGAAGAGCAGCAGACAGGGTGGATAATTTGGGAACGTCTGCAAAAAACGCCATCAACAAGCAGATAGATGCTTTTGCAAAACTGAATAATGAATACAGTGCGCAAGAACAAAAGGTAGAATCATTACGCCAAAAGGTAGCATCCTATGCAAATCAGCGCATCCCAACCACGGAATATAAGGAAATATCCGACCAAATTTCAAAAGCAGAAGCAAAACTCAATCAGCTTACGGCATCACAGGAACGTTTTGTAGCAAACGGAGGAAAAAAGAACACTTCGACTTATAAAAAAATGCAGTATGACATAGATGAACTTGCGAACACTATTAAATACGCAAGGTCGGAGCTTATTGATCTGGAAGTTTCTGGAAAAGCCTTTTCTACTGGTGTGAACACCAAAGAAGCACAGGCAGACATGGAAAGACTTGCGAGTGCAGAAAGAAGACTTACAGATATGCAGAACCGATTAAACACATCGTATTCTGGCATTAAAAGCAAACTTGCAAGTTACGGTACTGGTTTGGTTTCCTTGAAAGAAAAACTTTTTGGAGTAAACAGTGCTAATAACAAAACTGCAAATTCCAATTCAAAACTGAGTAGGTCATTTAAAGACACTAGTAAATCAGCCGGATCAGCAAGAATGAGTATCGGAAGAATGCTTACGATGTCTCTATTGTTTAGCAGTGTTTTTCGAATTCTTAGTGCTCTTACACAAGGAATAATAGGTGGATTCAATAATCTCGCTCAATATTCCAAAACCACAAACGCAAATATATCTACTTTGTGGGGGAGCCTTATCAGATTGCAAAATGCATTTGCTACAGCTTTCAGTCCGATTCTGGAAGTTGTGACACCGATACTGTCACGATTCATTGACCTTATCAGCACAGCCATAACTTATGTAGGGATGTTTTTCGGGTATCTTGCCGGGAATAAAACATACACAAAGGCACTGGCAGTACAAAAAGATTATGCTGCCAGTCTGGATAAGACCGCCAAGTCTACGAAAAAAGCCACAAAAGCAGCGAAAGACTACCTGTCACCTCTTGATGAAATTAATCGGTACACAACAAATAAGGATACCGACACAGCACCGTCTGGATCCGATGTAAACGGAACACCGATCAGCAAAATGTTTGAAGAAGTTCCAATAGATGCACCGCCGATTTTTGAAAAAATCAAGGATGTACTGGGGCAGATATTCCAACCATTTAAAGAAGCGTGGGAACGTGAGGGAAAGAACACGATTGATGCTGCTAAGTATGCATTATCGGAACTTGGAGCACTTGCAAAGAGTGTCGGCAGTAGTATGTTGGAAGTCTGGACGAATGGTACAGGCACACAGATACTGTCTACCATTTTACAGATTGCACAGGGGCTACTTACAACGATCGGAAACATCGCAAGGCAATTAGATATAGCTTGGAATAAAAACGCCGTAGGAACGGCCATTATACAGGCTATAGCAGATGCATTCCAAAAGGTACTTGATATCATCAATCGTCTTGTGTGGGATACGGCTCAGTGGGCGGGATCGTTGGACTTTTACCCGTTACTTAATTCGATTAAGAATCTGTTTGAATCTATGTCACCGCTGATAGAAGCTATCGGAAGTTTCTTAGAAAGAGTGTATACAAACATTATATTGCCGATGCTTACATGGCTGATAGAGAGCGGTCTTCCGTTCCTTATTAATCTACTTGCGGATTTGTTTGATTTTCTCGGAGAGCATCAGTGGATTGTTGATGCCATTGGAGCTGCACTGCTTGGAGCCTTTGCATCATCGAAGATATCACCTCTTGTACTTGGAATAAAAGATGCCATTACAAGCCTTATAGGTGTATTCACTGGTGCTGGGGGATTATCTGGAGCAATTTCTATGATCGTTACGGCTTTCGATGGATTTGCAGTTGCTTCAAATGTAATACCTATTGCCATTGCGTTAGCTGTTGCAGCTATTGTATTAATTATCACTCACTGGGATCAGCTTAAAGATACAATGGCAAAACTTATAGAATGGATAAAAGGAGTATTTGCCACTGACTGGCACGCTCAATTCGGAGTATTTGGAGATGTAGTGGAAGTTTTTCTTAACAGCTTTAAAGGGATTTTTAACAGCATTAAACAGATATGCTCTGGGTTTGTCACATTTTTAAAAGGAGTATTTACAGGAAATGTAGATATGGCGCTAAAAGGAATACTAAAAATACTCCGTGGAGCTGCTAACTTAATCTACTCAATTTTTAAAGCACCTGTAAATATGGTTATTGCCCTATTTAATGGATTGAATCGAGCGATTATTAATGCAATTAACGGTTTGGTAGACGGACTGAATCACATTAAGGTGCCAGATTGGGTTCCAGGTATCGGTGGTAAAGGAATTAATCTTTCCCATGCAAATTACACCAGAATTCCATATCTTGCACAAGGGGCAGTTATTCCGGCCGGAAATCCGTTTTTAGCGGTTCTTGGTGACCAGACAAAGGGAAACAACTTGGAGATGCCGGAAAATCTGTTAAGAAAAATCGTAAGTGAAGAAAGCGGTAAAGGTATAGGAATGATAAAACTTGTGGTAAATCTGGATAGCAGAACGGTACTTGAACAGCTTATTAATACAGCAAAAGAAATGCAGATGTCCAACGGACAGAATGTATTTGAACTCGGGAGGTAGGTAAAATGGCACAGCAAGTGATTAAGATTAATGGTCGGACTATTCATCAGCCAGACACATTCAAATTCAGCTTTGCCACTACCTCTACAGAGGGAACAGAGCGATTAATGAGTGGCGTTATGTGCAATGAACCGATGTTCACGGTAGAATCTTACGCTTATGAGGGAAGTGACATAAGCATATCGGAAATGGCAAGCCTTTTGCAGATGATTGTAAATCAAAGGCAGGTGCAGCTATATTATTTTTCCGTGTATTACGGAAGATGGAGAGAAGCACCGTTTTATGTCACACAAGGAAGTGTAGATATCGGGACATTAAAAGAGGGAGAAGAAAAGTACAAATCCCTTAGTTTTAACATAATCGGGGTGAATCCACTATGATACACATTAGCAATGCATATAAGAAAGCTATATACGGACGTAGTGACTGGTATCCATCTGCAAGGGTTACTTTCTTGGATGGCACAGTGTTAAATCTTGGCCGATCCGAATTTTTAATATCTGGCAACAACATTGTTGATGGAGCTGGTACACAAAGCTTGCCACTCGGTAATGTTGTGTCCAGAAAAATCACAGTAAAACTGTACAACGCAGATGACAGATATAGAGTTCATAGCTTTCTCGGTGCAAAGATAACATTGTATAAGTCAATTAGCACGGATATAGGTGATCTGACTATAAAAAGTGGCACTTATACCGTAATTGACCCGGAAAGCTATGGGGATACCGTAAGCTTTTCTGCTTATGACGATGCATACAAACTTGACAGAGATTATACCACACATTTAACGTATCCGCTCAGCTTAAAGGATATTCTGAAAGATTCTTGCAGAACGTGCGGTGTGCAGATGGATGTTACTTCGTTTTCTGATGATAACATCATGGTAAAGGAAAAACCTACAAATACCACTCACAGACAGGTGATCGGATGGATTGCAATGATTGCTGGCGGTAATGCGTGGATGAATGCAGATAACCATTTACAGATTTCACAGTATGATATGTCTCTTTTTGATAATATTGCGGACATTGACGGTGGATGGTTTGACGATCCGAGACAGAATTATGACGGTGGTCAGTTCGAAACAGACATGATATCAGAAAAGTATTCAACTTATGCGGATATGTCTGGCGGTACATTCTCAGAAGACATTAGCGAGTATTATTACGACGACTTGGATTGGAGTTCCGAAAAATATTCAAGCGGTTCGAATGTTGACGGTGGATGGTTTGATGATGGGTTGGAACTTCTTACAGATGATTCTTATGGAATTATGTACAGGTCTGTTGAAAGAAAGCAGAGAAATACATATCAACTGATAGGGAAAAAAGATAACCTGTTCTTGCTTAAAAACGGGAATGTGCTTGGAGTACATTCCGTGGATGTGGAAGAAGCAAGTGGATACATTCTGACGGATGCCACGAACGTGTATACAAGCGGTGACATTTTGGATGATGGTAATTTCAAATTGGTTGATAATTTCCACTTTTTAACCCAGTGGAAGACTGGGTTGACAACAGGAGTAGAGCCTATAGTTATCACAGGAATCCAAACTACAGAGAATGAAAAAACGTACACATATGGTTCTGAGGGATACATATTGAGTATAGAGAATTCACTAATCAAAGATAAGAGCTTACTGGTTAATACAGTCGGAGCAAAACTTACGGGCGTATCATTTATGAATTTTTCCGGCGAACATCTTTCTTATCCTCTTGCAGACTTTATGGATCTTGCCTATGTTATCGACAGGAACGGAAAAGTAAACAAAACCATCTTGACTGATATTACTTTTAACTTCCTCGGGTTTACTTCGCTGAAATGTTCGGCCGAAAATGCAATCAGAAATAGCAGTAAGTACGTGACTTCTGAAACGAAAGCAATACAAAAGGCCTCTGCAATGGCCGATAAAAAAATCAGCAAATACGATGAAGCTGTTCAATCTCTTACGGCATTAATGACACAAGGGATGGGATTTTTCAAGACGGAAAAGATACAGGATGATAAATCCATTGTATTTTATCTCCACAACAAAGAACGGCTGGAAGATTCGAACATTATCTGGAAAATGGTCGGGGATGCTTTTGCGGTATCTACAGACGGTGGAAAAACGTGGAATGCCGGACTTGATTCTAACGGAAACGCAGTAGTTAATGTACTTTCTGCCGTAGGTATTAACTGCGATTGGATACATTCTGGAACACTTACGCTTGGCGGTTACAACAATACGAACGGACATTGCGTTATTGAAAATGCTGACGGAAAAGTCGTTGGGACATTGGGAGTAAATGGATATTACTCAAACGATCCTAAAGATCAATATGCTATCCGTGTAAATAACGGACAAATTGATGTATACGGAAGTAAAGGTGCACTGGTTGGAACCGTAAAGTATGTGCAAGGCGCTGGTGATGGAAGTGAAGGAATAGAAATGTATGTGCATAGCGGTAATCGCTATGCCGCTGTTAGTGTAAGCACTAATGGACGGACAGCAATATGGGGAGATTCCGTTTTAGTTGCAACAGACAAACTTATTACCGGAGGTACACAAGCCAAAACTGGACGTGCGGTATTTTCTGATGGAAGTTATTTGGATTATCGAAACGGTTATTTAATCGGTGGCAGAACAGCAAGCGGTACAACATTTTAAGGAGACAGCATATGACAAAAACAGAAAGTGCGGTTCAATGGGCTATTAGAATAGCCAACGACAACAGGCATGGCTACAGCCAAGCGAACCGTTGGGGGAATCCAGACTATGATTGCTCATCACTCGTAATATCTGCATGGCAGCAAGCCGGAGTTCCAGTAAAATCAAATGGAGCTACTTATACGGGAAATATGTACAATGTTTTTCGTGCTTGCGGATTCACGGATGTAACGGCAAGTTGCAACAGAGCCACTGGTGCTGGAATGCAAAGAGGAGATGTACTACTGAATGTTAGGTATCACACTGCAATGTACATCGGTGGTGGGCAGATGGTACAAGCATCATCTACAAGAGGACATCCAGAAGCCGGGGATCAGACGGGAACCGAGATATGGGTGTGCAGATATTATAATTATTCGAGAGGATGGGATTACGTTTTACGGTATACAAAAGGCGGTTCTGCTGGCGGTGGAGGGACACCGACACAACCATCTGGTGTTTCTCTTGTAAGATGGATCCCTGGATAGAAAGGAGAAAATATGGCTATACAGATGCGTAGGGGACTACTTGCAGATTTTGACGCAAGTAAGATGCTCCCCGGTGAATTTGCGGTAACTATAGACGAAGTGGCCGAAAACCAAAAAGTATTTATCTGTTTTTCAGCCGGAACATTTAAGACGTTGGCTACAAGAGAAGATTTTGAGCAAGACTTGGCGAATATCCAACAGGCTATCGAAGACGCAAGAGAAGCGTCAAAGACAGCGAATGAAGCTATCGACAAGGCTAACCAAATCATAGCCGGAAAAGTCGGAATCGATGATACACAGTTGAGTGGATCTACAGTGTATTCTTCAGAAAAGACAGATCAGCTGTACGTTAAAAAAACAGAATACGACAAACTTGTTGAAAAAGTAAACTCTTTGGTAAGCGATTTGTCGAATGCTCTAGTAAGTAGGTGATAGTATGGACCAGATATACATTGAAGCGTTGAACGAAGCGAAAACATTGTCAGATAGTGATTACTTGCTCATAGAAACAAGCACAGAAGATCTAAAGATTTCTATCGAGACTTTAAAACAACTTCTTTCCGTTGCTACAGCGAATAAATTAACAAATCCGTTTGAACTAACTCTTTCTGGCGATGCTACAGGGGCAACAACTATAGACGGCAGTGAATCTGTTGATATTGATGTGTCTCAAATCAAAGCAACTTCGCTGAAAAACGATATTAAAATCAATGGTACACCGTTTGATGGGCAGGACGGAATAGTGACTGATCAATGGGGGAAAGAAAGACAGATTACTATCGGCGGATGCGTAAGGAGCGTAAATGGCGAATCTGATATTGAATTCCCGGCAAACGAAGTCTTTTCAGGATCTGGACAGCCTTACGTCCCGACCGCTGGTGGAGCTATGACAGGAGATTTAAAAAGGAACATTAATGATGCTGATTATACTGTTTACAGTGCTACTACAGAAACGACAGAATCTGGAACGTCTGTAAATATTAAATTTGGAGATGTTAATGCAAATCCAGTCATGCTCGGATTAAGCCAGCCAATTTGGAACAATGGCGTAAATGTAAAAAAACTGCTTACAGAGGACGATATTTACGAGTTAGAAAGACGTATTAGTGAATTAGAAAGTATGGCTACACAAACATTATCTATTAAGGAGGAAGATATAAATGGCTGATGAAAAAGCGCAGAAAATTTATGGGAAATATATAAAAGAACTTCCACAAGTTACAGAAGTAAATGATACAGATGATATCATCGTGGAAGATTCTACACCGATTACAAATCGAACAAAACTTGGTGTTATTTTCGATACGATTAAAAGCAGAATCGCATCTACGTGGAAGTTTTCAGAATTAGGGAATAAAACAATTCTGACATATATTACGGAATTAAAAGCAAAAGCCCCAGTATTTGGCACGACGTCTCTTATCGAAACACGTGCAAATAGTTACAAAGATACTACTGTAAAATTCGGAAAAACTTTTTCAAAGGCTCCGACTGTACTTGTATCTCTTTCCGGTGGATCGCAAAATACAAAATCGTTCGGAGTGCAGGTTTTAAGTACGACCACCAGTAGTTGCGTTATTCGTACTGTTAACGGAAACAATTCAAGTGTGTCTATTATTGTTAACTGGTGCGCATTAGCCTAAAAATGTGGGGAACATTGCCAACCGAAAAACATGAGATGATTTCCTTATCAAACAGGGAAGGAGAAAAAAATATGGCAGCTATGAGCGAAGAAACCATGTGCGAAGTGATCAAAAGCTGTGCCTACGGATACACTGTAGACGAATTGGCAGAACACTACGGCATGGAAAAAACAGATGCAGAAAAGTTTGTGAAAGATCATGCATCAGAGATTACAGAAACGAAAGAACACTTAAAACAGGAGGGATATATTGAATAGGATAGTCGATGTTTCTGAACATAACAGGAACATCGACTGGGCGAAAGTAAAAGCATCCGGCATTGTAGGTGCTATCATCAGATGCGGATATGGACAAGATCAGGCAGGACAGGATGATAAAAAATGGCTGAGAAATGTATCTGAATGTGAGCGTCTTGGCATCCCTTACGGTGTATATCTGTATTCTTACGCAAAGACTACAGGTGCAGTACAGGGAGAAATCAACCACGCATTAAGACTTTTAAAAGGACATTCCCCGGCATGGCCTGTATATTTTGACAGCGAACAACAGGGAACACAGGGAGTTGCAAAAGCCAATGCAAAAGCATTTTGTGACGCAATGGTGGCACATGGCTATAAAGCCGGAATCTATGCGTCTACATCTTGGTACAAGAACTATATCGGCCAGACATGGGGATATTCTCTGTGGATTGCATCTTACGGCTCTAAAACTGCCGGAGTAAACGGAATTGATATGTGGCAGTACACATCGAAAGGCTCTATTCCTGGAATCCCTGGAAATGTAGATGTAAACTATGTCTATAAGGACTTGGGCGGTATGGTAACTCCAGTACAGAAACCGACTGTAGCACCGGCACCTAAACCGGTAGATGAATCTTGGAAAGGTGACAAGCGTTATTATCTTAACAATTCCCGCGTTGGGGAATGGCAGAAAGCCATGAACAAAGGGTTTGATACTAACGCACTGTCTGTTGATGACAAATTCGGTGTCGGCTCACAGAATTTTGCTAAAACGCATATCTTATGGTCGGGACAGACGCACAACTGTATCACGGCTATCAGATGGCTGAGGCGCACCCTCAGAGACGTATATGGTTTTACAAAGCTGTCTTACAATGAGGGATGGACAGACTACCTCGGGAAGTGCGTAGAAGTATTCCAGAGGAACAGAGAACTTACACAGGATAGAAAAGTAGGACTTATCACGACCTACTGGCTCTTATCCGGCATCGTAAAATAATATAAGAGCATTACACTTTGCATACAATACAAAAAATACCCACTGCTGATTACTCGCCAGTAGTGGGTATTTTTTCTTTTTCTATAAAATGATAGATTGGGAGTAGAATCCCGATATATCCTTTTTTGTACATGACATTCATTAGTGATTTCATTCCAATTGCGCTTTCGATAGAGCTTTGAATGGAAATTATGTCATTTATCCTGGTCCCATGCATCGGTTTTAATTTTAGAACAACATATTGATTTGTGCATAATGAACCATCTATCATAACCATTAATCCAATTTCACTATATGCATGTATGATTTTATCGGAAACTTCCTTGATTTTTTCATCCGATACAATTTGACTTATGACAGAATCATTCGTAAGATTGTCAAATCGTTTTTCGTTATATTTTACATTTCCACCTGTTACATCGTCTGTATAATTTTGCTCTTTGTCCAGTTCGCAATTTGCAACACACAAAGCAGCGAAAGCAGTAGAAAAATCCTTTATATGTTCATTATCCTGCTTCTCACTTTTGTTAATATGTTCAGATGGAATCTCTATATTATCTATCTTAATTTCTTTTTCTGAAACAGTTTTTCTTTCGACGTCCAATTTGTTTAAGTCTTCGACAAGAGTTTTGTACTCATTTTCAAGAACAGCATTGGCACGATCGGTTAGAGATTTTTCTTTTGCAAGATGATATATACAATTATCAAATTGCAAAGTGTCAGTGTCTTTTTTCTTGTCTTTTTTTATCAAATATGAGAATAGATATGTTAACCCGCCAAAAAATGCTATATTTATTATGAATAAGAATATAGTACCAATTATACCATTTTCTTTCACACACCTTGTCCAGTTTGCGAAAAGATTAATCGTCTGAAAGAGTGCTAATATTCCAAAGAAAATTTCGCCCAATACAAGCATTGTAATTTTAAATCCAGGAGAATCATGTTGTACAGAAGCTTTCTCTGAATTCTTTTGAAAAGTATAGAGCCTTTCTTTCCTTTTTTTCTTCCTGAGTTCTTTCTTACGCTTTTTAGCACGTTTCTTCTGCATTTTTCGGTTGTAAGCAGTTCTTGTTACAGCACGCTTTATGTAATGATATTGGCTCGGACGCATTTCAACAGCTCCTTATTATCTTTTTAATAAGTATATAGTATGCTATCTTCTTAATACCGCAATCACAACTCCAAACCTTACCCATTGTTCCATGTCTTCAAAACTATTCGGATCAACTTCTATGACATCACCGAAGCCGTTGATCGGGACTAACTTTGTCTTACTTTTCTGTACATACCGCCTTATATACGCACGTCCTGTTTCTTTGTGTATAATAATCACGGTATCACCGTTTCTTGGTACTCTTTTGGATATGCAAATGATATCACCCTTTACATATACAGGGAGCAAGTGGTTGCTCGTTATCTTTATGCCACAGTGCAGCGTCTCGCCGTACTTTTTTATGTATTCCGGGCAGTATATCCGTTCTTCGTGTGAGGAATCCAATATCATACCGTCAGCCATCTCACCAGTGGGGCATAGAACATCCAACATGTTTTCTGGATCCGTTTCCAGCACTTTCATAGAGAGTTCATAGTCCATCTTACCAAGAATATACGCACGTTGTCTGTCGGTCAATTGCCTGTACTTTCCCAATACCTCGTATTCCTTAGAAGAACACCCTAAGAGATCAGGGATAGGTTTGTGCGTTAGTTCCGACAACCTTAGTGCTAAGAAAACGTCAAGATTATTAGTCTTCCGTGAAATGATGTTTTTGTATGTGGACACAGACACACCCAGCATCTTAGAAAAGAGAACTTGCGTAAAATCAAGGCTTTTCCGCTCTTCTTCGATGTTATGTGCAAAGTTATTCAACATTTCCTCTTTTGTTAACATTATGTCACATCCTGTCGAAAAGGCTAATATCTTGGCTATTTTTCATTCTTTTTAATAAGAAAAATACGATATTTTAGCCAACATCTTGACTATAGTTTCGAGTTATAATCTATATAAATATTACATGTATAATTATAAAATAAAAATGGCACTTGTCAAGCCATTGATAGGAGGTAATCTAATGGGAAAGGACGAAATGAACAGCAAGAGCAGCAAAACATGGACTGATACTTATGAAAACGAAATCAAGCGGATGATAAAAGGCATCCGTGACCCTCGCTTAATGCGGTACATCTATCTTATTGTAAAAGATGCTATCAGCGAAAACATTGACAGATAACAAACATATGTTCTATAATGTAGGTAATCGCTACTGGAATGACGTGTCGGGATATTGGAGGGATTTATGTGGATGAAAAGAAACAGCAAGAATATTACAAAACTCGGATTCTTGAAGCAGTAACCGCAATGACAAGCGAAAAATATTTAAAACTGGTATTTTATTTTGTCAAAGCGTGCTATAGAGAAGAAAAGGAAAAGGAGACTTAATGTCCCCTTTTCCTTTTTAGTTGCCAGAAACGAAAGTGTTGAAAAACTCGCAAAAAACTTTTTTTCTGTCTGTGCTCATGTGATAATAATCAATTATAATTTTCTGAAACTGTTCATCGTCTGCGCCTAATTTTGCTACAATCTCAAGAAATTCTTCTGATGGTTCCTTGAATGATTTATCGTCAATCAAGTCGGATTTTAAAATCTTAAAGTAATCAGCTATTGCCTGTACCTTTCCCATCTTCGGCATTATCTTGCCAGTGCACCAAGTATTAAAAGTTGTTTGGGGGAATCCTAACGCTTCAGCAACTTCCTTTTGTTGCTTTCCACTATTGGAAATGTAGTAGTTTAGGTTCTTTGCGAAGATTTTTCTCTGTTCCTCCTCGGTCATGTTAACACCTCCTCTCTACGTTTATTATAGTATCACAGAATCCTAAAAAATTCAACAAGAATCCTAAAAAATTAAATTATTATATTGACAATACGAAAAAATAGGATTATAATACAGGCATAAGATAAAGAAAGGAGGAACCTAAATGGTAGAGACTTACAAAGTTCCGAGGATTTCCATAGCAGCATGTAGAGTTAATGCGAAGCTGAAACAAAGAGAATTTGCTGAGAAAGTGGGCGTTTCTCCGGCAACTGTAACTAATTGGGAGTTAGGTAAAACAGAGCCAGATTTAAGTCAGTTAAGAATCATCAGTGAACTTTCTGGTATTCCTATGGACTTTATTTTTGTGGATAGAGAATCCTAAAATATAGGATTTAAAAAACGTTAGGAGGTAAAAAGTGAATACAGGAGGTGATAGCGTGGAATACAGTCCATTAGGCAATGGAAAGCCAATATCCCAGAGAACACACGACAACTGTGTAGAAACTACTTTCGAAAGAACGAACGGATTAAAGTCGGAATACGAGATTTACGTAAACTGGATGAATCCGAATCAGTTAGCAGAAGTTTCATTTCAGTTGCCTTTCCACGATTGGAAGAGACTTGAAAAGTCTGAGGTTTGGAAAAATCTGGATGAATTTCTGGCGGGAGTTCAAATCGAATATATTCCGAAGTACCACCGAGCCCCACCAATTGTAGCGGAAAAGGTTGTGTATAGAAGTCTGTTAGGTTCTTTAATCGCATTCGTTCGTGATAAATTGACTCGCCAATAGCACGCTCTTTTGAGCATGAGTAATGGACACCATCATACAAGTAAGAGATATTCACGATTGATATAGCGATTCTGGAATGATTGATGATTTCGAAGTGAACGATCAGTTCATTATCATCTTTCAGCTTGAATCCGATAGGAATAAATTCTATCTTTCTCCGAGATTGAAACAAGTTCCATGCGGTTCCGACAGCACCGAAAACTGCGATAGCAAAAGTTACATTTTCTCTTGTGAATAATTCTTGCATGAAATTAAAAATTGCGTGCATTATACAACCTCTTTTCTTTAGCATTTGAAAAATTATAACACAAAAAGGGGTGATAACAAAGATGATAACTGCATCGGTTATTTGCACGGTATACGGGATAACTGCATTGATTGTGGCGTTTATCGTAACAGAAATCGAAAAACCGTTCTGGTTGTTTTTGAGAGTGCCGTATTTGACTTACAGTTCACAGGTTTCAATAAATTTGGCGGTAGCATTACTACTGTTTTATTACATTGGACAAGTCAATGCATAACATAAATTGAATACAGGGAGGTGACAACATGGAACAGGACAAACTTTTAAAAGTAGATAACACCATTGAAAAACTGTGTGACTTTTTGCAGAAAGAAACAGAACGTGTTTCATCTATTTACGAAAGCCAGGAATTAACCGAAATGACAAAAGCTCTGGCTGAGCTGATGTCTGCCAGAGCAAAGTTTAATTAGTCTTCCTTTTCACTTTTCTGAATTACTAGGCATGGCAGTGTCTGTATGAACAGTATAGGAGAATCCAGAAGAAAAGACAAGGAGAGTGATGGCAAAGATGAAAAGAAAGATAGATCAATCAACGGTGGCAATAATCATCGGAGTTGCATCCATCTTAATAAATCTCATTTTTAGCGGAAAAGACTTATTAAGAAATGTACGTTGGCTATTATCATATTTGGTTTAGGAGATGAAAAATGAAAGGATATGAATTTTGAATATTATGGCTTATGTCAATTGTGATGCAATTACAAATTCAAATTATCAACAAGAGACTTGAGACTATAAAACGGTCATACAACATTACTGGAAAAAAGATTGAATGGTAGATAAAAAAGTCAGAAACATCTGGCAACGTTGTAAGACAAAAAGGCAGTAAAAAAGCCTAAAAATATTTATTTTTCAATGTATTCAAATTATTGTTACGGTAAATGTGGAAATGATAGTTGATTTTTGGTCAAATCGCAAGCCACTTAGCAAGCCACAACCCTTGAAAAATAAGGGGGAAACGTTAACTGGTCGCAAGCCAAACGTCACTCAGATAACAATCAATTGACAAGCCAAAATTAAAGAAATTTTCAAAAAAACGAAAATTTTGACAAGCCAGTTGACAAGCAAATGACAAGCTAAAACCCTTGAAAAATAAGGCAAAACTGCTTGTCAAGTGAAAACGGTTAGCAAGCCACATAACAATCAATTAACAATCAATTCGCAAGCCAGTTAACAACAATAGAAGAATATAAAGAAGAATAAGAATAAAAAGAATATAGATATATGTCAGACACAATCGGTCTGACGATAAAAGGGACATAAAAAGTGCCCCGCTGGTACTGGCATACCAGACAGGGCGGTGTACCGCTAACGAACACTTAGCGAATACAGGTTAATTATAACACATTCTCCTGTAATTCGCAAATCTGAAGAACAGGAGGAAGCACACATGACAATGGCAACAGAGATCATCCGCAAGTTGAAAAGAAAAGTAATCTTTTGGCGTTGCTTATGGTTAGTCACATTCATTGCAATGCTGGCACTTATGATCGGGTAGGAGGTAGAGAGCATGGAAGACAAGCTTAACTATTACAGGATAGCACTTGTGATAACGCTATACGCATTGGCGGTTATGATAGCCGGATGTGTATAAAAAAAGAGTGCCGATGGATAAAATCCAGTCAAGCACTCAGAAAAACATTCAAGAAAATTATAACACATGAAAGGAGATTTGAACATGGGAGAAGAGAAAAAAGAAAACGATACAAGGGCAATGCTACAGGAGTATATAGAACTTGGTAAAAAACTGAACACGGAAAAAGTGATGGAATCATACGCTTATATGCATGGGCAGTTAGAAACTTTAAGGAGATATGTAATGAGCCATGAATACATAGACAGCAAAGATATAATCGCAATGATGGGGTGGGGTGAAGATGGAGAGCATTAAAGGCTATGACCATTGGAAGACCATACCGCCGGAGCCGGAACCAGTAACTTACTGTAGCTCATGCGGTGTGCCGATGTATGAGGGTGAATATCTATACACGGTAGACGATGAGAAGCTATGCGAAGATTGCTTGAATGACATGTATAGGAGGATGTTATAAATGGCGCTTAAAAGCTACGAGGAATTAGTGAAAGTCGATGTAAGCCAGTATTGCGAAAAACGAGATGGATTCACGTATTTGAACTGGGCGAAATGTATTGAACTGCTGAGACAGAATGGTGCTACCGAGGTGTATTGGGAGCCAATTCCTGATCCGCAAACCGGAAGCAGCCTTAGAAAAACAGACATCGAGTTTAAGGACAAAAACAATAATACAAATCGTTGTTATGAAACACGAATAAAAGTTGTGATTGACGATAAAGAGTATGAGATGCAGACACCAGTAATGAACGGCGCAAATCCAGTAAAGGACAACTCCATGAGCCAACAGAGAGTATGGAACAGCATGTGCAGAGCGTTTGTGAAGTGTGTGGCTATTCATACTGGACTTGGATTTAACTTATGGCTGAAAGAAGAATACAACAAACTGGAAGCACAGATTCCTGGAACTGGAGAGAATCTTGCATCAGAAGCAAAAAAGAAAACGCTTAAAACGCAGTGTACGGCACACGGCATTGATTTAGAAGCTTGGGTATGCGGAAATGGAAAGACGGTGGACACACTTACAGAAACAGAATGTGCAATGATGCTGAATGCGATTAAGAAAAAGTATGGTGATGATTAATGGACTATACAGGGACTTTTGATGGCTTAGCGGTGGATTTTGCCACCAATAAGCAGAAAGCCAGTCTGACGCTAAATGAAGATGCAAGACAGGCATTTGAGAACTTTAGAGGTAAGCAGATTGTAATAACAATTAAGGCATACAAGAAAAAAAGAAGTCTCGATGCAAACTCTTACTTTCATGTACTGGTTGGAAAGATTGCAGATGCGACCGGGAACAGCAAGGTGTACATAAAGAATAAGCTAATAGCGGAATACGGACAGTACGAAACCATTAACGGCGCATTAGTTCCGCTCCCATTGGACGATGATATAGACGCATACAATGTGGAGTTTGTTCATCTGCAACCCACATCTAAGACAACCACCAATCAGAAAGGAAAAGTATTCCGGGTGAATCTAGTAATGCGAGGTTCACATACTTACGATACCGATGAAATGGCAAAACTGATTGACGGGACTGTGTACGAAGCGAAAGAACTTGGCATAGAGACTATGACACCGAACCAAATAAGCGAAATGAAAGAAAGATGGGGTGTGAAGATTGGCGAAAAGACTTAAAAGTGTATTCACTGATGATATGGAGCACTGCTACTTCACAGGAAGTCCGAACTGCCACAGACACCACATTTTCTATGGTCCGTATAGAAAAAAATCGGAAGAATACGGGTTTGTAATACCGTTAGCAACACATTTACACGAATTTACGCCAGAGAGCGTACACGGGAACCCAAACAGTGGGTTGGACTTAGAGCTTAAGCGGATGGCACAGAGATATTTCGAAGAACACTACGGGACAAGAGAAGAGTTCATACAGGCGTTCGGAAAGAACAGGTTGTAACTAAATAAATATAGATTCATGTGGCAAAAATGGAACTATTAACAGGTTCTAACGCATATCATCTCACCCATTCGATATGCACAGCACAAGATATTGTATCACGGCCGGAGAAGCCACACTCCGGCAGAAAGGAGAAAAGCGGTGGGAAAGAATAGAGAGACGGCAGAGAGCTATTTTATACGAATACCGGATGGACATAGAAACGCAATACAACGTCCGTACAACATGAATGTTGATAGAATCTTTCGAAGAATGATAGAGCATGCGAATAACAATGGTGACTGTATTGTGAATATTGGAAATGGTGTATTTAGACCGATTCCGGGTGATCCGGTAGATGAAAAAGCATTCCATGAATACATTGGGAAAGAATTACATAGAGCCAGAGCAATCCAGTATAAACGGCTCTGCATGAAGCAGACGTTTGAGAGTTGGAAAAAGATGGGTAGGGATTACAATGCATTACATTTTGATGGTGAAAGGCAAGCTGAATAACATGAATGACTATATCCGGGCACTGAATACCAACAGGTACAAGGGTGCGGATATGAAGAAAGATAATGAATCCCGTGTGATGCAAGCCATATATGAGCAATTTGGAAGATTGCGAATAACAAGAAAGGTACGGATGCACTACCGATGGTATGAACCGGACAAGAGACGCGACTTGGATAATGTGAGCGCATTTGGGCGAAAGTGTATCCAAGATGCATTAGTAGATACCAAAGTCTTACAGGACGATGGATGGAAAAACATAGTGGGATTCACGGATGAATTCTATGTTGATAAGAAAAATCCGAGAATTGAGGTGGATATTGAAGAGGTGTGAGCGATTACATAAAACTTAGCAGAAAAATACTGGACTGGGACTGGTATACAGACGTAAATACATGCCATCTGTTCTTGCACATGCTATTAAAAGCGAATTGGAAAGACGCAAGCTATCGTGGCGAAGAGATAAAAAAAGGATCATTTGTTGCATCGATAGACAAATTGGCAAAAGGAACAGGAATGAGCGAAAGCAAGGTAAAGACAGCATTAAAGCACCTGGAAAAGACGGGAGAAATCACATGCAAAAGCACCAACCGATATACCGTATACACGGTGAATAACTATGCAAGATACCAGACCGAACAGAAGAATGAAAAAAAAGATAAGCCGACCAGACAGGAAGAAAAGCCGGAAAGAGACAATGGATCCGTTGAAGCTGTCATAAAAGCCTGGAACGATTTGGAAAGCTACGGGATAAAACCTGTAAAGAAGATAGAAAAGAATTCCAAAAGATATAAGAATTTGCAAGCGAGGTTAGAAAGCAACGGATTGGATGATGTCTTGCAAGCTGTGGATAACGTGAAGAAAAGCAAGTACTTACAAGGGAAAGTGAAGAACTGGAAGATAACATTCGACTGGTTTGTACTCCCGAACAACTTCACAAAAGTGTCTGAGGGACAGTACGAGGATAGCGGACAGGAGAAGAAAGGATTCAATAATTTCGATGGCCGGAACTATGACATGAATGATTTAGAGAGAAAACTTATCACATAGGAGGTGGGAGAATGGAAGTAAAAGTGATTGATAGAAAAAAGACAAAAGTGAGAGATGCATGGGCGTATATATGGAACGGCAGAGAAATTTCGGAACGTAAAGCCGAAATAATAAAGAAAGTCGAAACAATAGAGAAAGAGAATTTTGTAATTGAAGAAAGAGTATACTATTGGATTAAATATAGTAGCCCTAATGGGTTATATACTACGGAAAAATGGATTAAAGGAGTGAATGATGGAGAACCATCAAAAAACTGTAGATGGCTATGGTTACATGAAAAAGATATAAAAAAAGCGGCGAAAATATTCTTGGATCATACTTGCCAGAGAGCGCAGAAAAGATTAGACGAAGCGAGAGTTAGGGCAGATGAGCTGAACGAAATTGCTAAAAAATACGATATTGACATCAGAATCGAATAAAAAACAGGAGGTAAGAGAAACATGGCAAAACCGGATGGATGCACTTATCCAAACTGTTTTATCTGCCCTTTGGCAGACTGTAGTTGGGCGAGTGCTAAAGCTGAATTACCAGGAGAAACGAAGAAAAAGCGGAGAATAGTAAGACACAGCAAAAAGAACGCTGTTCGGAGGTGACTTTGTGACAAGACAGGAACAGGCTATTGAGGATTATAAACGGAAACCACATTATGCGGATCCGTATGAATATTGGAGAAAGAAACAGGAGGAGTAAAAATGAGCAAAAGTAATGTATTGGAATTAGCAAAGAAATTAGTAGCAGCTATCGAGAAAGAAGACCAGAAAAACAAAGTGATGCTGAAAGATATCCCGGTTGGTGGAAAGTTTGATACAGGTATCGGAAGATTCATTGTACTGGAACAGAAAGAAAATTACACTGCAGTTATTACAGAAGACTTATATCGTGAGGAACGGCGAAGCACTGGCATACATCATTCAATATCACGGAGAGACAAGAGCCGGTGATTCAAGAGGACAGCTTTTGACAGAGCCAATTAAGACGATTGATACATCGAATAGATACGGACTTGTGACAGCATTTATCACGAAGTATTACAAGACGGGGATTGGACAGGGGTGTGATGAACCATTACATACAATTACGACATCTCCGGTGCATTTCGGATTGGTATCTGCATTTCTGATTAAGTATTACGGCGGTGGGTGCGGACAGACTTTGGATAGACCGCTTGATACGATCACGACAAAAGATCGGTTCGGACTGGTGAATGTGATTCTGGATATCAAAGGTGAAAAATACATCATATCTGATATCTTTCTGAGAATGCTGAAACCGGAAGAACTAAAAGTGATGCAAGGGTTCCCGAAAGATTACATTATCGACAGAGATTATAACTGGAAGAAATACCCGATTGCGAAACAGGTGGCAAGAATTGGGAACAGTGTTGTGCCGATCATGGCAGAAAAGCTTGTAGAAGCGAATTGCCCGTATCTTAAGGTTGGCGAGAGAGTACCGAACTTGATTATAGACGATACACAGGAACAATTAAGATTTGCGTAGGTGAAGAAATGGATTTAGAACAAAAAGCAATAAAAAGGATTCAGGTTGCATCAGAAATGAGCTTATACCATTACGGTAAGCCACTTGTATGTACTTATTCCGGTGGTAAAGACTCGGATGTGATGCTTGAATTATTCAGAAGAGGGGGTATACCGTTTGAAGTTCACAACAGCCACACGACAGCGGATGCCCCACAGACAGTAAGGCACATTAGAGGTGTGTTTAAAAAACTGGAAATGGATGGCATTAAATGCACGATTGAGATGCCGACATATAAGGGAGAAAGAACTAGTATGTGGAAATTGATTCCACAGAAGCTACTGCCACCAACACGAACAGTACGATATTGTTGTGCAGTATTGAAAGAAACAGGATGTGCCAATAGATTTATCGCTACTGGCGTAAGATGGGCTGAGAGTGCGAAGAGAAAAAATCGAGAAGAGTTTGAAAAATTAGGAGCTACGAAAGCCACAAAAGAAAAATTCACATCGGTAATGCTGATGAATGACAATGATGCACGCCGGAGAATGAACGAACACTGTATGCAGAAAAAGAAAATGGTTGTAAACCCCATTATTGACTGGAAAGATTCTGATGTGTGGGAGTACATAAATTCGGAGAATATTCCTACTTGCGAACTTTATCAGTGCGGGTATGATCGTGTTGGTTGCATTGGTTGCCCTATGGCTGGAAAGAAGAGATACAAAGAATTTGCAGATTTCCCAAAATATAAAAATTTGTATATCCATGCATTTGACCAGATGGTTAAAGAAAGAAAATCAAGAGGTTTACCGTGCCAATGGAAAAACGGTAACGATGCTTTTTTATGGTGGATAGAGGATGAAAACATTGAGGGACAAATGGATATATTTGATTTTATCGGAGGTAAATAACACCAGATAGCCGATTATCACACGGTAGTTGGTTGTCGAGAAAGGAACGAAATGAAGAAAATATTATGCTTAATTCTAATTTGCATTTTCTTGGTCGGTTGCTCCAATGATGTTTCGGACAAAAGCAATGAGCCACAAGAAGAAATCACATATACTCACGAAGATGTGGACGCAACCATCACTTACATAGATATGCGGAAATGGTTTGCTACTTGTCCTCGCTGGCAGTGGGAAATATCGGTTGAATATGATGGACTGACCTATGAAAATGATGGTTATGCAAGCGGAGCAATGAATCGACCGAGTTTTGCAGACAGTCGAGAGGGCGATTTGATAAGAGCTGAAATAACCAATAAATACGTAAATGGAGAATTGGTAGACATGTATATATCTGGAATTGAATAGGGAGAAAGGAACGAAAATTGAATGACACTAAAAGAATTTCTTGAAAATTATTATTACGGTAAAAACGTAAGAATATATGTTGATTGCAGAGCAATAGCTACAGGTGCAACAAGGCAAGTCCTTGAACATATTAAAAAAGAACAGTTAGATAAGCCGATAAAAATGGTGGCACCTGTGAACTATGAAATGGTGGATATAGCAATATAGGGGCAGTAGAGAAAGGAACGAATTATGAGTACATTTGAAGAAAGAATAGTGAAAGCAGTAACAGATAAATTGAATGACGGAACAGTTGAAGAGCTTGTGTCTGATGCCGTGACTAAAGCGCTGAAAAGCAGTATCGAAGAACAGTTCAAATGGAATGGTGATGCAAAAAAGGTTATCGATGAAAAAGTAAAAGAAGTAATGACACCGACAATCGAAAGAGTAAATCTTGACGAATATACAGTAAAACTTGATACAGTTCTTACAGAAATCATTAACAGCACAAACCTAATTGACAACAAAGAAATCTTAGGAAACTTCAAGAGCCTTATGACAGAGCCGGACAAAGATGTAATCAGCTTGGAAGATGTATTCGAGAAATACAAGGAATATGTCAGCAAGAATCTTGATACATCTGACCTTGAAGTCTACACAGATGATGAACCACGATATCAGAACGTGACGGCAGAAGTAGATGTGCATATAAGAGATAACATATTCGGAGGAAGATTTTGTGATTTGGTTTTCAAATGCGAAGAGGATGAGAAACTGACAAAGGTAATTCATTTGTACGAATCGAAAAGCAATAGATTCTGTATCATGAGATTCAAAAGCGAACTTGATATCAATTCATTAAGATCCATAGATGAATTTGACATTTTCATGATGCGGTTAGATCGAGCGTTCTGTGATATCACAGATATTATGGAGATGTACGATGATGATGTCGAGGTCGAAGTCGAACCGGAAGCATCATGGAACTGATGAATACATGGAAGAATGCCCGGATTATGTAAAGGAGGATGAAGACAATGAGAATAATTAGTCAAGATGGAACGATTGATGTCACTTACGAAAATGCAGATTTGGAAAGAAAAGGGACAATAATATCTGTATGGACGCTAGATAACGTATATGGCAGTTTTGCAAGCTATTACACCGAAGAAAAAGCGATCAAGGCTATGGAAATGTGCAGAAACAGGTACGCATGGTGCAAAATAAGAAGCCACGGAATGAACTCACTCACTATGGCTATGAGTTTTCGGAAAACAGATGAAATAGAACAACTTTTAAAAACGTTTGCGGAGGAAAATATTTTTCAATTCCCGGCAGATGAAGATGTGGAATAAATGTACTGGGTAGACAGAAGCACTGGCGAGATCGTATCTGAAAAAGACAAAAGCAAACCTCTATGGGCATATTATGAATATTTAAGAGGTTATGGGGACGGAGTTATTATCGAGACTTACATAATAGGAGAGAACCCGCTCTGCCTGATAGATTTTGCATATTGTGTCGGCGATAAGTATGTAAATCTAAAAAGAGATTGCCATTTCAAAAATCACGGCGTGGATAGAAACGATGTTAGATTGTGCGCCATAATCGTTCCAGCTAAAGAATATGACGAAAAGATAAAAGAGCTAAAGAGAGGTGTAGAAAAGTGAATAAAGAGATCAAAAATGCAGACATAGAAAAAATTACAGTTGATTATGCAACAAAAGTACGAGAAACGGAAGAAGAGTTTATTTTTCAGACAATAACACCTTTTTGTTGCAACATTTTACTAAAAATAATATCCAAAAAGGAATTAAAAGATACACTTTTAAGAGGACAGCAAATGAAATGGATTCCATGTAATGAAAGAATGCCAAAAGGTACCGTACTTTGTTGCGATGATAGAGGAAATATGTTAGTTGGACTTCTGTGTAAAGACGAAGCGGGATATATGGCATATGGCGATGATGGACAAGAAATGTATAACTGTGTTGCATGGATGCCGTTGCCGGAACCTTACAAGGAGGGCGATTATGAGACTGATTGATGCGGACAAGCTTATAAGAAGAATGAGAATTGATATGGGCCGTATGAAATACCAATACAATCTTGATGTTATAGAAGGAATGAGCCTTGCGATAGGATACATAGTTGGAAGACCGACAGCTTATGATCCAGAAAAGGTTATCGAAAAGCTACAAGTACTATCCGATAAGGCAGATGATGATATAGCTGTCTGCGAAGCGGATACGTGCCAGTATTATGACGGATACGGAGATGGACTGGATAGAGCCATTGAAATTGCGAAACGAGGTGGAAGGGATGAAGAATAAAGAGAAGTATGCAAAAGAGATTATTGAGATTGCGTGTAGTGGTGATGATGTCGCAGTGCGTAAATCTACTGGAAAGCCAATTGATTGTTACGATATAGAGTGTGATGAATGTTCATTTGGTGATAAAAGTTGTACGAAATTAAGAAGAGAATGGGCTGAATCGGAGTACGTCGAAAAGCTGGTGATAAGCAAGATGGATAGATCATTTTTAGATTATCTCAGAGATAGATGGAAATACATGGCGAGAGATAATATATCAAATGCAGTTTATGTATTTACGGAAATTCCAGAGAAAAGCGAAGTCGGACATTTTGTTTACACGGGCGAAGCAAGAAGAATTTCTAGTGACTTCAACGTTGTTTTTCCGATGGTCAAATTGTCAGATTCCGAACCGTGGCTTATCGAGGACTTGAAGAAGTTAGAGGTGGTTGAGGAATATGAGTAGAGAAATACTTTTTAGAGGGAAACATATTCATGCAATGGATAGTAACGAGCATCTTAATGGAACATGGGTGCATGGCTATCTTAGTGATAAGGATTATATTTACGATAAAAGTCTCGAGGGTGAATTTCTGGTTGATGAAGATACCATTTGCCAGTACACAGGACTAACCGACAAGAACGGAAAGAAAATCTTTGAGGGAGATATTGTAAGATATGGCGAGGTTTGCGGTGAAGTAAAGTTCGGATTGCATGAAAGCAATTGGCAGATTGGTAAGTATAATCAAGGATTCTTTGTTACATTTCCGAAAGAATATTTGCTCAGGAACGAACTTGGTTATTGGAGAAACAAGATTGTTGTAGTCGGCAATGTATTTGATAATCCAGAATTATTGGAGGAAGTGGAATGAGAAGATGGTTGGTGGAACGACTGAAAGATGAAGTTGTCATAACGATTATGAAAAATAAATTAGATGGCACATATTCTTTTATAAATCTTACGAAAGAACATATATGCCCATGCAAGTTTGAAAGTGTAGACGATGCTTTAAAAGATATAGATGAGAAAATTAATAGTGGAGAGGTTATTAGATATTTTGAATTAAGATAATCGAAACGGATAGGCAGGAATCATTAAAGAAAGGTGAGAATAAACATGGCGAAGATATTTAAAGTAAGTGGGTATTTTGTAGATGCAAATGGCGTTAGAGGATGCGCTTAATGATGAATGCATTGGAAGAAAAAACAAAGGAGAAGACGGTAAAAAGAAAGAAAAACTACTATTTGGTCAAAAGTGATGTATTAGGATATGCAAAAAGGAAGGGATTGATTAATGGCCGGAGTAAGAGACAAATATCTGAGAGGGGCACATAAAGACATCTACTATATAAGCGAAGAAGATGAAAAAAAGATGTTGAACGAATGTCAGAGGATGCGTGGAAACGATCAACTTGAATTACTGAAATGGTGCCAAAATGCGAATAATGACTTGTCGGGTATATTGTTCTTCTCACTTATAACAGGAATCGGATATGACTATATAAGCAAAAGATACTGGATACCGATTGCAAGAAAAGACTTCCAAGGCTATCGGAGGAAAGTCTTGGATGAAATGTATAGGTGGATACTTTGGGGAGAACATGACGATGGAAAGATGGCAGAAAGGCTATTCGGAATAAAAAAACACAAGCACGGGAATACTACCGAAAAGGAGTGATGCGGATGGTAAGAATATATGTGAACGGCAAACAGGTGACAAAAGAAGAACTTTCGAATTATGAAATCCATAACAAGGCGGTAAAAAGGATTCTTTCAGAAAAGTTGACAAAAAATAAGTGATATTTTAGAATTGACCTTGATAGAATCTTGGTCAATTCTTTTTTAATTGAAAGGAGAATTGACATGAAAAAATTAAATGTAGGTTATATGAGAGTGTCTACAGAAGCACAGACCGAAAAGTATGGTCTTGATGTCCAAGAAGACAAGATAAAGGAACTTGCCAAGAAAAGGGGCGTGAAGATAGCCAGATGGTATGTGGACGGGGGATATTCCGGGAGCAATATCCAAAGACCGAACATACAGAAACTTCTGGAAGATGCAGAAGCCGGAGAAATACAGGCAGTATACATCTATAAGCTTGACAGAATGAGCCGTGATGTTGTAGATACTCTTACGCTTGTGAGTAAGCTCTTACCAAAATACAATGTAGAGGTGGTATCAGCCACAGAGGATTTGCGGAACGAAACACCGATGGATCGTGTGATGTTGGGTGTTAATGCTGTGATGGGGCAGTATGAGCGTGAGGTTATCTATATGCGTACAAGAGCCGGTATGGTGGAACGTGTAAAGCGTGGACTGTGGATGGGTGGCGGTACGATACCTTATGGATATAGGTACGACAGGAATGACGGGATATTACATATCATCCCGGAAGAAGCTGAAAAGGTAAAAGCTATCTTTCAGATGTTCCGGGACGGATATTCATGTGATAGGATTCAAAAAATTCTTGGGATGCATTCGGAGAAGCTTGTATCGAACATTATTAGGAGAATAGCCTATGTAGGTAAGATACAGTATAAAGGAAGAGTGTACCAAGGCTTGCATGAACCGATCATAGACGAAAAACTATTCTATGAAGTACAGGAAGAGATAAAAAAGAGATCCACAAATGCTTATGTAAGCAACAAGCATATGCTTACCGGTTTGTGTTACTGCGGAAAATGTGGCACAAAAATGCGGATGCAGAAGTGGGGAAAGTATACCAAGATAGTATGTTACTCACAGTACAAGGAAAAAGAGCATATATCTAAGACAGGGAACCCTTGCAAGAACAAAAAGGTGCGGGCAGATGTGGTGGAAAAAGAAGTAGAGGACTGTTTTAAGCGATTCATCGTTAATGTCGAAGAAAAAGAGAATGAATCTGAAAGCACTAGGAAGATGATAGAAAAAGAGATATCACTAAGCGAAGCAAAACTGAAACGCCTATACACATTGTATGCAAGCGGTAGTTCCGGTACAGATACGCTTTTTGATGTTATCCATGCAGAAGAAAAAACACTGAAAAACCTACGGGAAGAACTAAAGGCAGAAGACATCCGGGAGAAAGCCGGACGGGTAGAGAAGATAGAGAAAATAAAAGAGATGTCCAACGTGTGGGATACACTGACGGATTCCGAGAAAAACAAGGTGCTAAAAGAGTGTGTTGAAAAGGTAGTTATCACAGGAGATGACATAGACATACATTTTAGCATATATTAATAGGTACTTTCTCGTGTTCCAACCATCATCCCAACAGCGGTAGGAAGTGGAGAAAAGGAAGAAAAGACCAAGATTCTATTGTATGATTAAGATAATAAAGATGGGAACCGAAAATATAAATATATAGATTAAGAGAAAAGATTTTGAAAATAATTGAAATCTTTTATTTTTTACTTGACTAGTGGACACCACTATGCTATAATAAAGACAGTTAAGAAAGGAACACATCACAGGAGGAAAGAAAAATGAAAAAATATGATTTAGTAAAAAGGACGGCAGAAATTAAGTATAAAGATAGAAAAGAAATTGAAGAAGGATGCACGGCTTTTGACGATTCGCCGGAATATATAAAAACATTCGATACACTGGAGGAAGCGAAAAAGGAACTTGCAAAACGTAAAACAGATGTTAGCAAATTTTCTTACCACGGAATGACATTCTACAAGGTTGAAGAGTATGTAATTGAAGAAAACGAATTTGAATATGACGAAGACGAAAGCAAATTTGTGCAGACAGATTTTATTGACACATTAGAAAGCACAGAGATGAAAATTGAAGTCGTTGAAATACCTAGCCATGAAACAATAGCGATCTGCTCAAGCCTGGAAGAAGCGGAAGAAGCGGAAGACCATTACGAGGGCGAAAACGAAACATGCATAATGATTTAATAAAGCATTTCAGACGGTCCTTATGTCGGATTCTACGACGGTGGAGAACTTGACGGCACATGTGCACTTAAAGTATCTGAAAACAATATCGAAGAAATGATTGAAGCTGTAAAATCTTACGTAGAAAAAACATACTTAATCGGTGGAAACGTAATGCAATACGGAAACGATAAAGACGAAATCATTATAAGAAACGCGGAAGTGATTGCAATATTGCGATAAAAAAGGAGATAGTAATGGAGAAAGCAAAAAGAAACGTCATGATAAACAAAGCCGGGGGAACATCTGGAAAGAATACAAAGAATTACCGTATTTCTATTCCGGTAGGAATGATAAAGGCGCTGGGCGTTACGGAAGAGGATAGAAGTGTTGTCTTAGAAGAAAAAGACGGAGTGATAACTATTAAGAAAGAAAAAATGAAAACCATTGACTAGTGGACACCACTGTGGTATAATAAAGACAGTTAAAGAAGACAAATAAATTTAAGGAGGAAAAGAAGATGAAAAAATATGAATTTACAGGTACGAACTAATTAACGAAAAAAGCATTTACTGTTTACAGTGATAGTAGCTTTACATTCTGGAAGGATGGTGACAGATTTTATTGTTCAGACAATCCGAACAGTGAAAAAGTAGAACTTGGAACCGTTGCGGACGTGATTGAATTTCTCGAACAATTCGCAGACTAGACAAAAACAAATATTCGATAATCAGAATCACAAGAGACACAGCAGAAGAATGCGAAGAAGAGTTTGATGGACAACTTTCTGATGGCGTATTTGAAAATTCAAGGGTTGGATGGTTTGAAGAAATATAAAAGAAAAACAGCACTGATGAACGTCTATTCGTCAAGTGCTGTTTTTGGTAGTTAATGCCTAATTCATACCATACTTTTACATCATTCTCAAGCATTACTTTCCGATAATTATAATATCAAAAATATGAAGAAAAGTCAATAAACATAGAGCAACCAAACATTGAAAAAATGTGCATTTTATGGTAAAATATAAGTATCGAAAAAGCAATAAAACTAAATAACGGGGACAATGAAATAGCACTTCTGACGGTAAGATGTAATTATCGTGGGAGGTGCTATTTTTGCATGCGGAAAAGGTAGGTGAGTGTATGGCAAATCTAAATAGCATTGCCAAGAAGTTACAGAAAGCAATACTACAAAAAGGATTAGTTATAAAGATGGGGACAAGTCAGTTTTATTCCGTGGAGCAAAATAGACTTATCACCATGTACATCCTATCTACCAGAGTATTAGAGCAAAAGAAAAACGGGGAATGGAAATATTATGATTATGAAATTCTCCGAACAGCATCGCAGATAGAGATTGTAAATTGTTTAAATGATATATGGAGGGCGGTGAAAGAATGATTGGAGAAAAGACGATAATTCCGGCAGATGTAATACCAGAGAGCGACATTGCTCCGATTATGAGAAGAGCAAACGAACTCAAAGAAGAAAACGAAATGTTGAAAGAAAAGAATGAGTATTTGCAAAAAGAGGTAGAAGACGCAAAGGCTGTCGGAGAACGGGCACTGTGCGAAGTACAGGAACTTATTGAAAAGAATAAGAGACTGGTAGAAGAACACAACAGACAGAATGGAACGATACAAGCACTTAACATTGCACTGGATGTCATTACAGACAGATACAGTAACCTAAGAAAGAGACTGTGTAGAACAGGCAAGGGCGGTGAGTAGCATGGATGGATATATGGAAGAGGGTGGGTAGATGCCAAAAGGAAAAGAACTCACTCCGAAACAGAAAGCGTTTTGCGATGAATATCTGACAGATCTGAACGGAACAAGAGCGTACAAAGAAATATACAAAAGTGCAAAAAAAGATATAACGGCTAGAACGAATGCGAGTAAATTACTAACAAATACCAACGTAAAAGCCTATATTGCTGAACGAATGAAAGAGATCCAGAACGAAAAGACAGCAGACCTCGAAGAAGTGATCCGGTTCTTTTCTTCCGTCATGCGTGGAGAAGTAAAAGACCAGTTCGACCTCGACGCTACTATATCCGACCGCCTGTCTGCCGGGCGTGAACTCATGCGTTGGTATGAGAAAGCCGATGGAGAAGAAAAAGATACTGGTGGAATCACAATCATAAATAACATTCCGAAACCGGAGGGCGCAGATGGGGGAGATTAAGCTTACAGATGTGATAGCTCCGGCTTTTTACGGCGTACATTGGGACATCATAGATGGAAAACATACGTATTATGATTTGTCCGGTGGCCGAGGTTCGACTAAATCTTCGTTTGTCGGTACAGAGATACCACTTGGAATGATGCAAGACGCAGTGAATGGCATACACTCAAATGCGGTTGTATTCCGAAAAGTTGGGAATACACTAAGAGAATCGGTATTTGAACAAATCGCATGGGGAATAGATGCGCTTGGAGCATCGGACGAATGGACATCAAGCTTAAGTCCTATGCAGTATGTGTATAAGCCGACAGGACAGAAGATAATCTTCCGTGGATTGGATAAGGCAAAAAAGACGAAATCTATAAAGATTAGCAAAGGATATTTTAAGTACTTATGGTTTGAGGAATTGGACGAATTTGCCGGAATGGAAGAGGTACGAATGACACAACAGTCTGTTCTCCGTGGTGGCGAAAAATTCGTTGTTTTTAAATCGTTCAATCCACCGATCAGCAACAGCAACTGGGCGAATAAGTACGTAGCAGAGCCGAGAGCGGACAGCTTAAGGCATAAGAGCGATTATAGATCTGTTCCGGTAGAATGGTTAGGGCAACAATTCATTGATGATGCTGAGTATCTGAAAAAAACCAACCCGAGAGCTTATGAGCATGAATATCTTGGAATCCCTGTAGGACTTGGCACAAATATCTTTGAGCTGTTGGAGATTAGAGAGATTACAGATGAAGAGATAAGTAGGATGCAATCTATCTACCAGGGCGAGGACTGGGGATGGTTCCCGGATCCGAAAGCGTTTTTGCGTGTTGCTTATGTTCCAAATCAACAGAAAGTATACGCACTGGATGAATTGGGCGGTTGCAAAATAAGGAACAGCGAGATGGCACGACAGATAAAAGAAAAGGGATATGATGATTGCGCTATCTACTGTGGAGTGGATGAAGAAGAGAGCATTGTTGACTTTCGAGATGCCGGACTTCCGGCACGTAAAGCAATCGTGACACCGGGTAGCCGGAAGTATACGTTTGAGTGGTTGCAATGCCGTACATTGGTCATTGACCCAAGACGGACACCAAGACTGTACAAAGAGGTTATAGAGTATGAGCATGAGCGAGATGGCAATGGTGAAGTGATAGCAGATTATCCGGACGGGAACGACCACTGGATTGATGCGTTGAGATATGCTACCAGTCCGATATCTATGAGACGTGGACAAAGTGCGTAGGAAAAGGTGAGTAGATGGGAATTATAGACAAGATAAAGGCGGTGTGGGATAAAGTGTTTAAAGAAAACGATGTAAAAAAAATATTCGGGATAGAAACAGGGCGGTCATCTGCTATGGATACTGCCCTGTCGAAGTATAAAGACATGCGATCTGGTATTCCGTATTGGTGTACCGGGAGGATAAAGCCGACAAGGTTTTCAAACGTGATTTGCCGTGAGATAGCGAACCTCACACTGTTTAATGCGGACATTCAGATTACAGGAAATAACGAACTGCAAAAGAGATTTGATAGCGTAATGAACACATTACAGGAGAAACAAGAGGAAAGCTGTGCGACCTGTGGAATGATGGTCAAGAGCAATGGTGACGATGTGGAGTTTTTGGATCCGGATTACTTTTTGATTACAGACACCAACACAGACGGGGATGCGTTAGCAGCTATCTTCTTTTCTTACCTTAAGAAAGATGACAAATACTACACAAAAGCTGAGTATCACAGATTTGAGGATGTCGGACTGGAACGTGTATACCATATATCCAGTAAGGCTTTTAAATCAGATAACAAAGATATGATCGGTACAGAGATCACGCTTGACAGGGTAGATGAATGGAAAGACATTGAGCCGGAAGTGTACGTGCATGGTTTAGAATATCCGCTGTTTGTCTACTGGCGAAATCCTTACGCAAATGCGATTGACAAGGAATCTCCGCTGACTGTTCCGGCATTTTCGGAATGCATTGAGGAATTAAGATGGTTGGATATTGCATTAAACATGATGGGGGATGAAACAGAAGATAGTAGGCATATTACTTACGTACCGCAGACAGCTATTGAATACGCAAGCAAATATTCCATCGAATTGCCGAGATTTATCCAAGGTATCGAAATGGGAGCGAACGAAGATAGCATCAAAGAGCACGTTCCGACATTATTAGTAACTGAGCGTGTGGCCGGGATAAACTTCTTGCTATCTGTCATCGGATATAAATGCGGATTCTCAAATGGATATTTCTCTTTCGATCAGAATCAGGGCATACAGACAGCAACACAGGTAGAATCTGACGATAGACGTACACTGCATACTATCCAGGCATTCCGAAACATTTTGGACGGAAAGAACCATGATGGAGTACTGCACAGAATCATCTATATCTTATATGCAGTCGGCACAGCAAACGGAACTATCCCGGCAACAAACTACCAAACTGCATGTGATTTTGAAGACCTTGTATACAACTTGGAGGATGATCGTGCACGGTGGTGGAACTATGTTTTACAGGGAAAGGTTCCGGCATGGATGTATTTTGTGAAATTCGAGGGAATGACAGAACAAGAAGCGAAAGCAATGATTGAAGAAGCACAGGAACAGAATAAGCCGGACAGTGGATTGTACGAAGAATAGGAAAGAGGTGAACCAAAATGGAATATCTTATCATAGACCCATCAACAAGAAAAATTACAATCCCCAAAAGCGAACAACTTTTTGGAGTGTACGGAGAGGGCAATATTGAAAGAAAGTATTTCAAATGCCCTAAAATCGTAGGAGATAATGTCGACTTGTCTGACTGTTACATTTTCGTAAATTACTATACTGCAAAAGGATTGCCAGGAAAATATACCGTAAAAGACGTGAATGTAGACGGGGAGAATATCACTTTTTCATGGGAGTTAAAGCCACACATCTTTGACGCAAACGAGGATACATCTATATATTTTGCGGTAGAAGCGAAAAACAAAGATAAAGTAGGAGTGTTCAGAACCAGTCCGGCTACCGGAAAGACCAAAGAGACGATAGACACGGATAAAGAGATCGAAGAGACTCACGCCGATGTCATTCTTGACCTTATATCCAGAGTAGACACATTGGAGAGAGAACCTATCTCCGAAGAGCAGATTGAGAAATCTGTAAAAAGCTATCTGGAAAAGAATCCTATAGAAGAGACGGATCCAACGGTGCCAGCATGGGCAAAAGAGGAAGAAAAACCTACTTATACCGCAGAAGAAGTAGGAGCACTGCCGAGTACGACCGTGATTCCATCGAAACTTTCAGAACTGACAGCGGACGATGAACACGAAACTGTGACAAAGGAAGAGAAACAAGCTTGGAACGCAAAGAGTGACTTTTCAGGAGAGTATCGAGATTTACGTGGAAAACCAGAACTTGCGGAATGGGCGTTGCAAAGAGAGAAGCCGACATATACAGCAAGAGAAGTAGGAGCACTTCCGGACACAACGGAAATCCCGAAAAATCTGTCTGATCTACAGGATGATGCAGAACACCGTACTGTTACAGACACAGAAAAACAGAGTTGGAACGACAAGAGTGGAACAGGATTGTCGGATATAGCAAAAAAATTATTGATTACAATATTGAAAAACGCTGTCTATACAGTAAATCAAAAAGCAAATATAGAAGCATTGGAAAACGCATTAAGCACCCAAAATACGCCAACAGATGCGTGGTCGATTGTCCAAAACCTAACATACGTTACAAGTACAAATACTGCATTTAATGTAAAAAAGGGAGAATCATATACAACAACTATTGTACCGAACACAAACTACATGATTGACAGTGTAACAGTTGTTATGGGCGGCGTAGATATAACAAATACGGCATATAACAATGGTGTCATAACAATAAACAGTGTAACAGGAAATGTAATAATAACAGCTATTGCAAAGAAAAACAGTGGTGCATTACTACCTTCTGACGGATTGCTTGCAAATTTTGATTTCCGCAACAAAGAAATGACATCTTATAACCTTTCTGGTTGGGGAAATGTCTATAAATGTGATGATGAGACAGGTAATTATTTTACTTTTGGAGGGTCTGCTAAAACAGCAAGTCAAGGCGGCATTGAACAGTACGTATTTAGAGATGTTCGCAAAAAAGACAATGAAAGCAAATCAGTTGACCTTGGTACAGATTTCACAATCGCAATGTATTCGACAGAAGTGCCTAATATACTTAATTCCGCCAAAAAAAGTAACGTGTCAGTCGCAAAAATCATTCTTGCACCAAGGTACATAAATACTTCTGCATCCGAGGTTATTGCAGGACAAACAGAACTAGGTATAAGTAGAGATAAATATATGTCGTTAATAATTACTGTATCGGCAAGTGTAATTAAAATGTATGTTGACGGTACATTACAAAAAACATATAACGGCGAAGAAATTTCTGGTTTTAAAAAATGGAAGTCAACGCCAGTGCAACCATTAACTGTTTACAATGAGGGGACAATAGCGTCAGCAGCAATGTACAACAAAGCGTTAAGTGATAATGATGTAACCGAGTTACATGCTTATTTTAAAGCATTGGAGGTGGAATAATGGCGCATCTATTTGATGGAAATGGAAATGAAATAGAAATCGGTGGTGGTGAATCTGGAAAACTAGATGTGGCAGATTATAAAATTTACGAAGAGAGTAATGGCACACAGTCAAGGCAAGGGGTATTAACGTATAATGGGCTCAATCTGTACCCAGTAAATAAGCCACTGCAACGAGAAACTGAAACAAAATTGTATTCTGGTGGACTTATGGTTACACTTGGCGATAGCTATACGGCATATCTTAATAGCTATTTCGATACATTTGCACAGAAACATGGGCTTATCCAAAAAAACGTTGGTTTAGCATCATCAAAGATTGCAAGACCAGAGGGAGAAGGTCTGGACACAATTAAATCATTTGTGACAAGATTAGATGAATTAATAGCGTCATTTCCAATTACAATAAATAACAATTCCTATGCCATTTCAGACGTAAAACTAATCACGTTCATGGGTGGGGCGAATGATTGGACAACTATTGATACAGAAAAAGGCATTGACAGAATAGGCGATAGATACAGCACTGATAAAGGACAAATTTATGGAGCGACAAAGTATTGTTTAGAAACATTACAAAAGACATTCCCATCTGCGGATATTATTGTCATACTGCAACCAAATAATGGGAATAATACAGATTTTTGCGTTATGGAAATGAAAGAAAACATCGTAAAAGAATGTGCTGAAATGTACTCATTACCTATATGTGATTGTTGCTTTAATTTCTACTCTCCATCAAATCCGACAGAATTATCTAAGTATTGGCAAAGTGACAATTTACATCTAAATGCTGACGGGCATCAGAAACTGATTGATAAATTAGAGGTAACGCTAAACACATTGGATTATTACAAGAGCTAGTTAATTAACGAGAACTATAAGGTTACGCACAACGGACAACAACGTCTGGGAGCCGGGTGTGTATGGCTGGGAAGAGGTATAAGGGGACACGTCAATCCGAAAGATAAATGATAATGTCTGTAAAGGAGGACTAAAAAATGGAACAGATTATTAGTTATGTAAAGCCAGAACTGGTGGTAGTATCTATCGCACTTTATTTTTTGGGAATGTGGATGAAAAATTCCAAGAGAATCAAAGACAATGATATTCCTATTTTTCTCGGTATAGTTGGAATTATTATTTGCGGAATGTATGTGATTGCAACTTGTGATCTGTCTGGAATGCAGAATATTTTTATGGCACTGTTTACGGCTATCGTACAAGGCATCATGGTAGCCGGACTGAGTACATACGTCAATCAGATTATCAAGCAGATTGGAAAGGATGAATAATCATGGCAACAAGTACGATTAATATTATTGTAATCTGCGTCTTTCTACTTCTGGCAATGAAGATTTCAAACAGAAAGGACAAATAATGCTTACACCAGAATATCTCTTTGATGTGACCGAGGGTGCGGAAAAGATAACATCGGATATGCACAAGAACATCATGGACATGATCGTTGAGCGTATAATGGTACGCATAGGTCGTGGAGAAGATTATATGCTTACAGCTACGGACAGGTGGCAGATACAGGTGTTACAGGAATCCGGCTACTTATTGGAAGACATACAAAAAGAGATTGCTGACAAAACGAAGAAGCAAGAGAGAGAACTCAAAAGCGCATTTGAAGAAGCCGGCATAAAAGCTATCGAGAGAGACGATGCGATATATAGGGCGGTAGGACTATCACCTACGCCCTTATTGCAATCTCCGGCATTGCTTAGAATACTGGAAAGAGATTATAACGCTACGTGCGGAGAATGGAGAAACCTTACACGAACAACAGCAGATGAAGCACAGAAGCTGTTTTTAAAAGAGGTTGACACAGCTTACCGCATGGCATCAAGCGGTGCCATATCATATACACAGGCTGTCAGAAATGCTGTCGACAAGATGATAAAGCAAGGTGTTAAAGTGTCGTATCCGTCCGGTAGAGAAATGAGCATAGAATCAGCCACAATGATGACTGTCCGCACAGGGATAAGCCAGTGCGCCGGAGCAATCGCACTAAAACGAATGGAAGAATTGGAATGGGATACCATCTTAGTATCTGCACATGTGGGCGCACGAATTGGTGATGGCGGTAACAACCCAACGAACCACTTTTGGTGGCAAGGAAAATTCTATTCCCGGACAGGAAAAGACAAGAGGTTTCCAGACTTCCGAACATCAACAGGCTACGGAACGGTGACAGGGTTGTGTGGCGTGAACTGCCGACACTCTTTCGGGTCCGGTGACGGTGAAAACAATCCGTATGCAGATATCAATCTGTCAAGCGAAGACAATATCAAAGCGGAAGAACGTGCGAAAAAACAACGTCTTATGGAAAGGCGTATTCGCAACAGCAAGAGAGAGATTCAGAATTTGCAGACTGCTATAGATGCAAGCGGAGATGATAAGCTTAAATTCGAATTGCAACAGATGTATGACCGCAAATCAGCGGTACTCAGACGGCAGAATAAGCAATACCGTGAGTTCTGCAAAGATAATGGTCTTAAAGAATATTCGGAACGTCTACGGGTAGCACAGTGGGATAGGTCACAGGCTGTGAAATCTGCAAAAGCAGCACAAAGATATCTTAATACGAAAGGTGATGTAAAATGAGTGGATTGACAAGAATGGCAAAAATGTGCAGAGAGTGTCCGTTTAAAGACAAGTGCAAAAATAAGCGGTTGGAGAAAGAAGCGTATCTTACTCCTGTTATCTCACCGATTATTGAAGATGTGGCATCACCTGTATTAAAGGCTCATGATTACAGAAATGTAAAGGTTGCAGAAAAAACGACAATCACTATTGATGTAGAGGACCTGAAAGAAAGAATGCGAAAAGAGATATACAGGCAAGCCGGAATCGGATTGAATTATGGAGCGTAACACATGGAACTAATAACACAGATACTTGCTATATGCGGTGCTATATCTGTTATCGGTGGTGCTGTTGCGGTGCTTTCCGGGTGGTACAAATCATGGAAAGCACCAAAGCAAAAACAGGACAACCGTATAGAACAGATTGAAAAACGAATAACGAACATTGAAACATCTATCACAGGGATTAATCAGAAACTTGATAACGATTATAAGAACATAAGGAATACGAGGGATGATATGAATCTATTAATGAGAAGTATGTTTAATTTGATCGAAAACAAAATCACAGGGAATAACATTGAGGGTTTAAAAAAAACTCGGGAAGAGCTTGTAAATGCTATGACGGACAAGAAACCAAAGGAATTATGAAAATATACTCTTTTACACGACCAGAACTTGACTATTTTGAATTAGAATGCAACTTTACATCGGATGAATTGAAACTGTTCCGGCTCCGTGCTAAAGCTATGCCTTTAGAGGACTGTGCGGAAGAAATGAATGTGAGTGTGTCTACGGTCAAGAGATTGAGTAGAAGAGTAAATGATAAGATTGAAAGGGTGGTATAGGCATGAACTTCGGAGAAGCCATAAAATGCATGAAAAACGGAAAGAAAGTTACACGCAATGTATGGAAAGAAAACTTTTTTAATGGGAGAAAACAGTTTATTTTTATTGGAAAAAACAAAGGTTTAACAACGAATACGTTTCTTGCAATTCTACCAGAAGAAGAATGTTTTTCGGACTGCATTATGAGTTACACACGAAAAGGAAGCTTTCAGCCAAACTGGACACCAACACAAGAAGATATGCTTGCGGAAGATTGGGAAATGTATCCGGCAGAGGAAACGGTAGTCGATGAAACGCCGAACATTACGGCAGATGAAATGATTGATCTAAAAAACCGTATCGGGTGGAATATTAAATTTTATTCTACCGGGGAAACAATTATTTCTGAGCACATGGACTATCAAAAACTCTTAACCGGGGCAGAAAGTACATATACACTGTCGTTTGTTGTCCCTAAAAAAAGTCTTGATGGTTTGTCAATGACAAATAAATGCCAAAATGTTATTGTTTCTGGACTTTTATTTAAAGTATATGCTTCTAGGAATATTGCTGACGATAGCCTTTGGCTCGTGACGGAAAGTGCCTTATCTGAAAAAGAATTTCACACAATTATAAGATTGGAGAGGTGATTGTATGATACCTAAGATTTTTAAAATAAGCGGATATCTCATAGACCCGACAGGCAGACTTGAACCACACCACATTAAGGCGAAAATGCTTTACGGCTGTGGATTTCCACTTGTAGGACAGCACATTCACGTACAGAAAGCAGAGATTAAGAAGCTGAATGAAAAGCATCCGCTTATGAGAGAGAACTGTGATTTGGCAGAATGCGAGAAGTATTTCAATGACGAACCGCCGACAGTGAGCAATAGAAAAGTTGAACCCGGACAGGTGTACAGGCACTTCAAGGGCGAGACAGTAAAAGTCCTGTATATTGCACAGGATAGCGAAATGCCTGGGCAGTTCAAAGTAGTCTATGAATGTTCTGGTGGCGTGTGGTGCAGACCTTACGGAATGTTCGTAAGCAAAGTAGACAGGAAGAAATACCCGGATGTCAAGCAGAAGTATAGATTTGAGGTAGTTGAGGAATAAATGCAAAAGGTAAATATTCTTGGAACGGAATACGAAATAATTAGAGAAGCGTTTGAAGAAGAAACGATTGATGGCTTTTGCGACTACACAGCGCATATAATAAAAGTCAGAAATAATAATGTAAACGAAGTTGGTGATTTTGAAAAACTTATGAAAAAGCAATTAAGGCATGAAATCATACATGCTTTTCTTGCTGAAAGCGGATTACAGGCAAACTTTGAACATTATAAACAGTTCGGACATGAAGAAACAATCGTTGACTGGTTCGCCATTCAGTTTCCTAAAATTATGAAAACATTTGAAGAAATAGGAGCATTGTAAGAAAAGGAGAATGTTATAATGAAAGCAATGTTAAGTCAGCCAATGGCTGGAAAGACAGATCAAGAAATTGTAGAAACAAGAGAAAAAGCAATTAAGGTTCTTGAGGGAAAAGGGTATGAGATTGTAAATACTCTTTTTACAGATGAATGGTACAGTAATGAATCTATGAAAGAACGTGGAGTAGTTCAGATTCCATTATGTTTCCTTGCTAAGTCCTTAGAGAATATGTCTCTGTGCCATGCAGCGTACTTCTGTAAAGGCTGGGAAAATGCAAGAGGATGCAAGATTGAGCATGATGCTGCGGTTGCTTATGGTTTGGATATTATTTATGAGGAATAAATAATAAGTGATACTTTTTAGAGACTTTAACGAACTGTTAAGGTCTCTTTTTTATGCGTAAAATGAAAGCATAGAGAACAACAAATACTAATTTACAGGAGGTATGAGTATGAATCCATATATGCCATATACACCGTACATGCCACAGGATGCTTATATGCAAGACCAGATGGCATTACGGCAACGGATAGACAACTTATCACAGGCTCAACAGCAATACAAGGCACAGCCACAGCCGAACGTGAACTGGATACAGGTGGCCGGGATTGACGGGGCAAAGAATCAGATTGTACAGCCGGGAACTACGGCTTGGATGATGGACAACAACGCACCGTACTTCTATGTGAAATCTGTAGACGGTGTGGGAAGTGTGACGTTTAAGGCTTTTGAATTCCACGAGGTACAGTCGAACAATCCGCAACCTGTAGCAGAAAACATGGACAACCGATATGTGACAAGAGAAGAATTCAACAAATTACTGGATACATTGAAACCACAGCCGGAAGAGCAGAAAGGGGAGCTGACGCATGAGTAATCCGTTAATGGGAATGATGGGCGGTATGCCGGGTGGCAACAGTCCATTCGGAATGATTCAAAAAATGATGGGGATGGTGCAAAATACACAGAATCCCGGAGCAATGCTACAGAATATGGCGCAGAGCAACCCGAATATCAAAAAGGCTATGGATATGTGTCAAGGAAGAAACCCGAAAGATGTATTTATGGAGATGTGCCAGCAAAATGGCATGAATCCAAACGATATTATTAATAAAATAAAGTGATATCCGGACGGAGTGCA